CTGACCTTTATCTCCAGCACTTCCATCATTCCCGGCTGCTCCAGTATTTCCGGTAACACCAATCTCTCCTTTCTGACCTTTCTGACCAGCAGATCCATCAGATCCAGAAGATCCAGTTGGACCTTGAATTCCAGTTGGACCCGTGGGTCCGGTAGGACCTGTATTGCCTTGAGATCCTATTTCTCCCTTTTGTCCTTTTGAGCCACCAGATCCAACTTCTCCTTTCTGACCTTTGGCACCTGTATCTCCAGTATCTCCAGTTCTGGCAAATGTAGAAACTATATTCTCGCTATTAGAGAATGAAGTTGCAGATCCAGAAACATAAGATACCGGGACTTTGAAATATCCACTTGCCTCTGTAATAGATCCTCCAATAGTGAAGATAGCAAAATCACTAGCATCAACTCTGTTGGATATTCGGACATGACCTTTGATTGTAGAATCAGAATCATCAATAGTTCTTAGATAAGTTTGAATATCAGATCCATCATCATCAGAATCATCTATAAATAATATTGATGCTGAACTTAAGTTTGCATTATTAAAAGCAAGTTTCCCGGCTGTAGGATCTGCATCTGATGTAGCATTATTGAAAACATAGTTGAAAGTCTGACCACCAAATCCACCAGTCAAACCTTTTTGCCCTTTATCTCCCTTGTCTCCTTGGACACCTTGGGATCCGGTATTACCAACTTCCCCTTTTTGTCCTTTAGATCCCGTATCTCCTGTAGTTCCTTTTTGACCTTTAGATCCAGTAGCACCCGTGTTACCAGTATTCCCGGTAGTTCCTTTTTGACCTTTTTCTCCTTTATCTCCTTGAGCTCCCGTGCTACCGGTTGATCCAGTATTACCTTGAATACCTTGGGAACCAACCTCGCCTTTTTGTCCTTTATCGCCTTGAACACCTTGGGATCCTATTTCTCCTTTCTGACCTTTGGATCCTTGGGATCCAGTAACTCCAACTTCTCCTTTGGATCCTTTATCTCCTATTTCTCCTTTCTGACCTTTATCCCCTTGGATACCTTGAATACCTTGGATACCTTGAGATCCAGTATTACCTATCTCTCCCTTTTGTCCCTTGTCTCCTTGATTACCTTGAATACCTTGAGAGCCAGTAACACCTACCTCTCCCTTTTGACCTTTATCTCCTTGAGATCCAGTAGATCCAGTAGATCCTTTTTCTCCTTTAGATCCTTGAGATCCTTGAGCTCCTACCTCGCCCTTTTGACCTTTGAGCCCGGCTGAGGGTCCTTGCCAAACACCACTACTATCAACAATCTTTGTATTGCCTACATAATATTCTGTAGCTTGTAGAGGATTATCAGCAGTCCATCTATCAGTTGTTTCATTCCAAACAAAAGTAACATTGGTCTGAGTTCCTCTTTCAACTTCTATACCACCATTCTCTGTTGGGTTTGCACCTGTAAAGTCTGAGTTCACAATGACTACATTGTCTGCAACATTTAAAGTAGCAGTATTAACAGAGGTCTGAGTCCCAGATATGGTTAGATTTCCATCTACCTGGACATTGTTGAAAGTTACATTGTCTCCAGTTCCAACACTTTGACCAATGGCAAAGGTTACATCATTCCCGGAGTATGTTGCTGAAACACCAGTCCCAGCTTTCAGACCTAATGTTTCTGATGATAATGTTATAGATATTGAACTAGATCCATCTGATATTCCTAAAGATCCAGATCCAGAAACTTGAGCATCTACATAAGCTTTGATTGATTGTTGAGTTACTAATGAAGTGGCTGAGTTTGATGCCATGTTATCTTCATCTAAAATCTGGGTTGCTGTAGCACCTCCACCAGTAAAGGTTAATTGTCTTACCTTAGCAACCGGGGAACTGGCCTGGGTTGATATTGACCAATGATTGTTGCCATTATCATAAATTAAAAGACCACCCTCATCTGATGCTCCAAGTGTTAAAGAGTTTACTGATTTACTTAATATGGTATTGGGTCCAGCTGCTCCTTGAGTTCCAACAGTAATTATTGATAAATTACTTTCATCTTGAACTGTTATGCTACTTACAATACTCATCTGCTTACATTACCTCTGATGCTGTATGTCCCCTCTAAGAGCCTATCCACCTTACCGGATGCATCAGTTAGCTCTAGGTCATAAACACCATCTCCGGCTGTTAGACTTGCTGTATCAGTAGCAGAAATCAACAATGTCAAAGTCCCGGCTGAACCTCCGTTGACTATGCCACCATTTGCTGTAGTTAAAGTTTTGACTGTAGTTGAGGAATCAGAATCAAGTCTGAGATCCATTTCTGCTCCGGAATATCCAGAGAGATTTATAACAGATCCGGCACTATCCTTAAGAGTAAGGATCTTTTGAAAGGTTGCCCCTTGTTCTATTATAAAATGATGAAAACCAGCACTCATTAACTTTTCCTATAAAATTAATGGTCTCTACCATTTTATGCATCTGCTTTATTAATCTTAACACCAAGAATCTATCTTGGTTTATTTATTTTAGTGCTTAAGCTTTTTTCTTTGTTGACTTCTTAGCTGTTGATTTCTTAGTAGTCTTTTTCTTAACTGCTGGAGCTTTGCCACCAACATAAGCTTCATTCACATCCGGAGTATCTGGATCATCAGCTATATAATGTCCTTTCTCATTCCTTGCTCTTTCCGGATCTTCATCTGGATTAATCTCTGCTTGTATCTCAGCAGTCTGATCAGCACTATCCATTTTTACTTCCATAGCAAATCCATTCTCTATGAATGTATTCATTAGATCTTCTTGCCAAGTCTCTTTGACTTCAACAACTTCATCCAAACCATAGAGCTTTAGATCACTACCTTGCTCATTAGATGCTCCAGCTTTTGGAACAATCATTTTAAATTTCTTAGCCATATTATTTCCTTAAAAAGTAGGGTAGGAGAATAACTCCTACCCTAAACAGTTTAGCTAGTTGAACTAGCTCCTGCATTTTCGCTATGTCTAGCAAAGCCTTTGATGATCATAGCTGATATAGGGGATCCACTTGAATGTGTTCCACTAAAGTCTGCTACAACTCTCAAATACCTTTTGCCACCTACATAACCAATTCCAACAACTGCTGGTGCCTCTGCATTGTCATCAAATGTTGCCCAGATCCCATTAGAATCTACACTACCATCTGTTACATCATTTGCAGAAGTTACAGCAGAAAAAGAACTGTTGTCATCAGAATGCTCAAGTTTAACTTCTATCTTGACTGAGCTTGAGAGAGTATCTCCCTCAGCACCCATATCAAAGATAGCCATTGCACCCTCAAATCCTTGAAGATCAACACCACTTCCGTTAGCATCAGCAGTCCTCACTAGGGGAGCTAGTGATTGAACTGCAATTAGATTATTTGCTAAATCCATCATAATAAATACTCCTTAGCCTTAAGCTGATATTTTCTGTTTAACAATAGCTTCTGGCTGAATAACTTGACCACCCACTCTTCTTCTAGCAATGTATCTAACATTTCCAGTTGTTGCTTGAGTATATTGGTCTCTTAATACAGCAAGAGCCACCCTATCTATAATCAGATATGCTTTAGAGAAATCTCCAAATAGGATTGGAAAAGCTCCAGCTCCTACATTAGGCATATCACTTGCCTCAACATATTGGTATCCCAATATTGTATTTGGCACTCCACTCTGTAAAGACATTCCTGCTTGGAACACATATTGTCCAGCACTATCTTTCAGCTTTCTGATGTCGGCTAAAGTATTTCTGTTAAAAACAAATCTACCATTATTGCCATACTCAGACTTGATTGAGTGAACCAAAGTCAACAGACCATCTGATGTTAAGGCTGTTCCGTTACCGGAGTTGGCCTCTCCAACTGATGAGTTTGTTAATAATCCCTCTGGCTTACCTACAGCATCTCCAGAAATGAATGCGGCACCCTCAGCTTTTGCAAACTGTTGAGCAAATTCGCTTTGCATTTCTTGTTCAAGATTGAAAACTGTATCTTCAAGATCCTGTTCAGAAATATCAACAAGAGCATAATGCTCATGTGCTGAGAGTTGCTCTAAGCCAACTGTATAACCAGTAGTCTCAGATCTTGTTCCACTTTCAGCAACCCATTGGGCTGAGAATGTAGATGCTCTCTTTGGTATTTGAACAGATCTAGCTGATGTAGATCTCACTCTTGCAATAGATCTAATTGGAGATATTTCCGTTACTGTTTTAAGTAATTCACGGACATACTCCGGGGGTGCTAAATAACCACCCGTAGAATCATTGCTTACTGTTAAAGCTTTCTGCTCTGTAGCACCAAGCTTATCAAATCCTTTTCTGCAATATGCATCAAAGAGTTTTAGTTCAGAGTCAACTGATTGACTTGAGAATCCGGATTCTGGTCTTGATAGAACAGTCTCTAATTTCTCTAGCTTTTCAGTAATCTCTGCTTGTTTTTTAACTGATTGCTCATGTGCACTTTTCTGATCTTCCAAGCCTTGTAAATCTTCTTCAATCTTTACAAGTTTTTCTTCCAGTCCAGCTACACTTTTGCCATCAGCTTTGTCATCAAGAATCTGATCATTAACTTTTTTAAATTCTTCAAAAGCTTGACCAAAGTTCTCAACTACAGTTTTAACATCTTCTGACATAAAGTCCTCCTTTGTTACTGATGTTTATTAATTTTCTCCCTTGACCAATTTTGTAAATCAGTCTGGAGTTCCTTAATGGCATCTACCAATTCTGAACTTTTATCAGCATCTCGCTGAAAGCATTCTTCAAGTGCTTTTGCACATATTTTTGATTCAGATCTGGAAAGACTGAAAGCATCTCGCAATCCTCTCTCCCAATCCCTAATGGAAATATCTTGTCCTTTGACTACTGTAACAGTAGCTTTAGGATTCATTGGAAAAGTTACCAATGAAACTTCCATTAAATCAACTTCTTTAATTATTCTCCTTTGTCCTCTATCTTCATAAGATACTGACTTTGGATTTGTTTTGAAACCAATAGACAATCCATCTAATGCTCCAATCTTTAATAGTTCATAAGCCTCAGCTCCAGCTCTAGTCTTAAGAGCAATCCTACCTTTAACATATAATCCCTTTGAGTCCTCACGGATCTCATCATAAACCCCTATAGGCATATCAGATTTGTGTTGATATAAAAGCTTAACCTTTGATGGTGGTCTGCTTTCTAGTGATTTGGTAAAAGCTCCTTTCTGGATAACATCATTACCCAGATCAATATTGCCAAAGATAGATCCATAACCCTCAAAGAATCCATATTCTTTTTGCTCATCATCATCATCCATTGCCTTGAGTTGGACTGGAGTTTGAATATCTAAAACAGTTTCTTCTTCTTCACATTCACAATCAGATTTCTTTTTTGGCTTTTTGTGGTATCCGGGTTTTCCCTCATCTGGTTCATTGCCCTCATCATTGCTGACAATCTTTAAATATTCTTCATGGGTTTTGCATGGCATAAATACTTCCGTTCCGTTGTCATCTTGAGAATGTATTCCTACACATCCCAACTCTCTTGCTCTTGATTGAGCTTCTCCCGGATTATCATAGACATCCTCACGGATCTCTTCTTTTCTTTTCTTTGGTTTCTTTTTCTTTGGATCTTTCATGTGAGAATATTTAAGTCCCTCAACCAAAGTTGAAATATTATTGTATTTTTCTTCTAGCTCATTCCGTTTGGAATCTTGAGTAACTTCATTGGTTAAAACACTTTCTTTATCTTTTGCCATAGTGTTTTTCTCCCATCTTGCAAAACATTAGCTTTACCAGATTAAATCTTACTTGAGGAAACCTTAAAACACAATATCTAGTTGACTATCTATAATGCCATCCCAAGATCTAGGACATTCGGATTTGCCCTGTTTCAGATCCCTGTTTTTTCCCTGCAATTTTTTAGGTCCAGCCGGGAGTCCCTGTTTAGGCCTGTTTTTGCCCTGTTTTTTTCCCTGTTTGAACCCTGGTAAATTTTGCAGCTCTATAACGGACAAGCCGCCAAAAACCCTGTTTTAAGCCCTGTTCAGCCCGGCTTAACCCTGGATGATCCCGGTCAAAAGCCGCAAACACCCTGGAATCTAGCCCGGTGGATCCCTGTTATAAGCTGTAGTTATAGTAGAGGTTATATTATAAGTATGAGTTATGAAGTGGGGAACTTTTTATTGAAGATCTATGAACATAGAATATATACAGTTTGGAATAAATTATCATTCCCCACATGATCAATATAATCTAATCTTTTCTATTCCTCAACTCTGATGAGCTGAAAGAGTGTTGCCTTGAATTGTAATGGATCTTGATTCCTCTTCTTTCACAAATGTCTTTGCCAGTAAAAGGTTGATCAATATATTCTTCTCCTATAATCCGAATGTCTAAAGGCAAGACTACAAATATATCTTCCAGCTCTCTTTCCCGGCTATAGATAATAATATCATCTACCCACTTTATGGCTTTGATCTGGATTTGTCTTTCTACTATTGTTTGGACTGGAGAGTTTTTTTCTGGTCTATCTATTGATGGATCTATTTGGATTGCAACAGTCAAATGATCACAAACACTTTTGGCCTCTTCCAACATTGCAACATGACCAGCATGGAGCAGATCAAATGTCCCGGCTGTTATGCCTTTACATATCTCTTTCATCTGCATACACCACTACACATCTACAGTTGATAACATTTCTTGCACCACCTCTAGGATCTCCGGGATAGGACATCTTGGCACCACCAACATCAAAGTCATCTTCCATATCTCTCATCTGACCACTTGCATCAGCATGGAAAGATCTTGTCCTGGCATCTGATACAGCCACCCATCTTTTTTTCATCTTGATTTCTAATTCATCTGCAACATCAGAATAATATCTATGGTTTGCAAAACTTGCCGCATTGTGAGTCTCTGTTCTTGCTATGAGATTTGCTCTTGCTCTGATGCTTGGACCTAAGATCCGTTGAACATTTCTTGCAATCTGATCAAGTGTTAAATCATCAGCTCTACCATTCTGAATTATTCTATCAATTCTTCTGGCAAGTCTATCCCCAATGTTTGCTAACACCAGATCTCTATTACCAAAATATTCCTCAACCAATTCTTCAAAGTTTATAGATCTACCAAAGACCAAAGCCTCCTCAGCTTTTTCTTCTTTTTGAAGTCTATCTACATTTGCTGAGATTATTGTTTCAAAGATCTTTCTATATTGTCTTTGCAACACCGGGACAAGTTCTTCATTTAATCTTCCTTGAGCAACACCTCTGGAAAAGGTTCCGGTTTCTCTATATATAAATAATGTTGAGCTGAGCCATGTTCTAAATACTTTGTTGAGTTGTCTAAGAAGAGATCTCTCAAGATTTGTTCTAAGCCTTAGCTGGATCCTAAACTCTTGGACATCTGATACTCTTCTCCTAAACTCCTGTTTAGTCTTTAGTTTCATATTAGTCTTTACTGCTTAGAGGGTGCCCCTTTGGAAATAAATCCGTATCATGTTTGCCACCTTGGAATCTTCCGTTCTTCAAGGCAAAAAGGTAGCTATTGGTTCTGGCTAGTCCCCATTGATCAGGACCAGTAACCCCAGGTCGGACTGAACCTCTATTAGAAAAATAAGCTCCAACACCCCTAAGAAATACTGCTGATAGAGTTCTAACATTTGTTCTTTTAGTTGCACTATCTCCATACTTCTCATTATGTTTATCAGCTTTATTCTTTAGAGCTTTCTTAATCTTTTCACTTACAGTTCTACTAGGTGCTTTCTGATCAAAGATTGAGCAATCATTCGGAACTGCATTTTTAAGATCCATATCTTTTAGATCTTCATCAAAGGCTAAACCACTTTCTTTTCTACCCTCTAACTTCTTTGTTAGCTCTAGGATTACAGCTTTCATTCCAGAGATACCAAGCTTAGGGTTTACTGCTCCCCACTTCATAAGAGCTACAACTCCGGCAACATTTGATAGATTTGGTTCTTTGCCACCAACAAACTGATTGCCATCAACTACTGTATGCCTTGCACACCAAGCCTCTCTTTCTTTGATCCACTTATCAATGCCGGGAGAACTTTCTCCTTTCCTTGCTCTACCCCATAAAGTGAATGCAGTATTGCCCCGGATATTACCACCAGCAGACCAGATCTGTTTACCTACAGATCCACCATTTTTAACATTCTCTGCAAATGAATAATCAAATTGTTTATAGTTGGAGTTCCTTAAAGAGATCTTTTCATCAGATCCTCTTTCTGGGAAATTAGTTTTTTTTTGATCCAGTTCTTCTATGTCTGCTTTCATCAGATCATATTCTTTTGCATCCTCTGGATTATCATTTTCTTCTGGGGCATCTGGTGCCTCTGCTCCAAGAGGAAATAGTGTTGCAGATATATATAGATCATCAGCTCCATCTAATGGAGATAGACCTAATCTTTCTCTGGCTTCATTTCTTGTCATAATTCCTTGAGTTACTGCTTGAGTAACATTTGCATAAATCAATCTTCTCCTTTCAGAAAGAGCTGGAATGTCATCAGTATTGAACTCAATCTTTAGGTTCTCATCAAACATTGGCATCAGCCATTCATTAAGATCTGATTCTAGTTTCTTACATAAAGGAATAATTGTTTCTTCATATAATCCAAGTCTGGCCTCCTGGACATTGGAATAAGTTTGAGCATCCGGGACTCCAACTAACTGAGATGGAACACCAAAGACTGATGCAATATCAGTAGCACTCATATTCTTCATAGCAATGAAGTCCATATCTTTTGGAGACAATGACATTTCTTGAAAAGAGAAATCTCCCTCAAGCAACATTGGTCTCCCGGCATTACCCGGACCTGTAAATCTTTGCATAAGATCTGTTTGTAGTTGTTGTCTTTGAGAATCTGTTAGGTTGGTTGGAATACCAGACTCATCTGTTGGTTTGAATACTATAGCTCCACTTGGTCTCAAGCCATTATCCAGAAGATTAATATTATGCCTACCAGCCATATTGTGCTGGTCAATCTCAGTTGCCGCTGCTGACAAGGGAGAGAGTCCGTAGTAGTCATCTAATGGATTCCAAAGTTTGATGTGCTTGACATCTGATGTTCCGGTTTCTGGATCTACTTGATATTCCCCAATCATCTTGCCCCCAATCTTATAACAATATCTATCTGGGATTGGACTACCAGATCCTTTAATTTCTATTCTATCTGGTCTTAACAAATGTAGTTCTCTTGGTGGTCTGTTCTCAGCTCCTACTCCAAGAATATATGCATTACCAGAAAGCATAAGATAGCCAATAAGACTACTGATAAATTCAGATCTACTTTGTAATGGGTTTGGTCTGTTTAGGATCTCAATGATTGGATGATTTTCTATAATCTCATCATCAGCATTCTTAAGATTGTAATCTATAGAAGAGATCCCTTTTGAGATCTCATTAACACATCTATAAACAATAGGATTATTTTTGTATCCCTCTTTTGCTAGATCTTGATATTTGTAGCTCTTTGAATCACTACCTACTTTGTTATATCCAACCATGCTACCAACTTGCTTGGTCTCATCTTCTTCTATCTTACTTCCAAAGAATCTTTGAAAGAAATTTCTGTTGTCATTAGCCATATTTTTAACTCACTCTAAATACTGCTTTTCCGGAAGTCCTACTGATCTCAGAAAGTCCCCATACCAAAGCATCTAATCTATCTGGGGATTCTGTAGTAGATCCCGTATAAGAGCACATCTGAGATTCCAGTTCTGGGAAAGATCCTACATGACTAACCTTTTCTTGCTCATATAAAGCAGATACCGGCTCAGCCCTTAGCAACTTTCCACGGGTTGCCCTTACAGATCTATAAGGAATATTCCTATCAATAGTTCTGAGAAGTCTTTCTACTAGATCCCCACCATTGTTGACCTCTGCAACAATTCTATCAGCATCCCAATCATAGAATGCCCTAACTGAGATTCTACCCCATTTATCTGGTGGATGCACACCACTTAAGTCCTCTAATACATAATACTGATTATTGAAGTCTCTACCTACAACAATGATCCCGGTCTCATCTGATGTTCCAACATTAGAAGTAACTGCTGGATCTATAGCAACAATGATTGTCTGTAGTGGTATATCTATATCTTCTTTCAGTCTTTTTCTATCAATCATATCTGGAGTCCAGAGTGCCCCATCTGTTTGCTCTATGACTTCTGCATATAGTTCTTGTCTCCCCATAGTAGTGCCCTCATATCTTTCTCTGAGCATGGCTAAGGAGCTCTCAGCTAGGTTATCTTGATTCTCAAATGTAGATCCAGTTGTAATAATAGTATCTTCTCTTTGCATTAGATCTTTGATAATTTTGGTTGGCCTGGGGGTTGTAGTGATTACACATTTAGGATCTTTGCCAAGTCTTAATCCAAACATCAACTGATCAAAAGCTTCCGGGTATCTCCAACTAGCTAACTCATCCAGCCAAGCATAATGGAACTGAGGACCTCTAAGTCTATCTGGTTCTTGGGCGGCAAACCCCGTGATCTTAGATCCGTTATACAGTCGGATTTCATTTTGGGTAAGACTATATCCAGCTTGTTTACCATCTTCCATCAAAAGCTCTTTGGGTATTATTGACATCAAACCAGATGATCCATTAAAGGCAACTCTTCTCAGATCCGAATGTGTAGGACAAACTACAGCACAATTAACTCCGGGATTTTTAAGGGCATAAATTACACAATCTTGAGCACCACATCTGGTCTTGCCCCAACCTCTCCCGGCTAGAACTAACCAAATGAAATGGTCATCTAGTGGTCTGAGCTGTTTTGTCCGTGCTTGTTTACCCCAATCAATGTATAGAGCTGTTGTCATCAAGTTGCCTTTCTCTGACAACTTGCTCAATGAGTTCCATAGCTTCTTGGAATATTTCTTTTTCATCTGTTGTTGCATGAATATCTATCCTATCTGTAGTTTCCCCCAGAGCTAACTTTCCAAACTTCTGGATCTTCATAGATGCAGAGGAGAGTTGATCAAGATGCTGAGGAGAGAACTCTTCAAAACTACTATCAGCTTTTTCTGTAATAGTCTTGGCTACTCTTCTCAATAACATCTCAGCTATCTCTAATGACTTGGAGTCAAACTTTTTTGATGCCTTAACAAATTCTTTGATCCGTATCTGATCTAATTCTTGTTCATATTCATTTTGGAAGATCTCTTTTTTTTCTTGCCAGTTTTCCCTTTGTGCTAATTTATACAGAGTATTTTCAGAAAGGTTAAACCCTTTGGCTAGATCCCGGATACTTGGTAAGTCCCTAAACCCTTTGTCATCAACCACTCCTTGGACAAATAAGATCCTCAGCTTTTCTTTTAGATCTGCTGTAATCTTTTTATATTTGCCTTTTTTGTTGGTAACTTTTTGCAAAGGTTTGGTATTACTTGTTGACATCTTGTTATCCTACATCAATACACAAAAAAATTAAATTAGTTCTTGATGATGAATCCGTTTTGTAGTAGTTTGGATCTTGGAATGAATTTTATAGGAGATTTAAAATGAATAATCAGATGATTACATTCACTCAAGCTCAATACAAATATAGAGCATTCATGTATGACACTTATCAAATGGCTGGAGATAGTGTTGAATATCCATCAAATGAAAAAAGCTACATTGAAAAAGGAGACTGGATCTTAAATAACTGTTGGGGTAGTCCATTAGCCATGGTCTGTTCTAATGGTAATATAAAGATCCTATGAGTTTCCAAGCAGTAGCTTGGGCAAAGAACCTAGACTGCAATACTCCCCTCACTAAACTTGTTCTAGTTTGGCTATGTGAATATGCTGATGAAAGAAATAGTTGCTATCCAAGTGAAAAACATCTTGCCAAGTTATGTGGGGTTACTGATAGATCTATAAGGAGATCTCTTTCTTGGTTATGTGAGAAAGGTTATGTCTCCATCCAACATAGAACCGGAACATCTAATAGATATTTTATTCAAATAAGTAGTATGGACACTAATGTCCACCCCCCTCTGGAAACAGAAGTCCTACCCGTTAGGACACCCAAGTCCTCCAATAATAAAGATGATAAGAAAGATTTAATACTAACTACTGAGTTTGAGAAGTGTTGGTTGTTGTATCCAAGAAAGGTTGGAAAGGCTAGAGCTGTAAAATGTTATACAACTTCTATCAAAGATGTAGATCCATCAGTAATATACAAAGGACTAAAAAAATATATAGTGCATTGGAAACAAGAAAAAACAGAACTGAGATACATCCCCCATTTTTCAACATGGCTCAGTCAAGGTAGATGGGATGATGAATTAATAAATGAAATATCAAATGAAAAGAAAACCAATATAAATTGGTTGGCTGGATAAAATGAAAGTCAAAATGAAAGGAGTAAAATTATGTTTGACCTACAAAAGATCCTCAATGAAGAGGGCATCAACCTACCATCAACCTCTGATGGTGGATACAAAGTAAAGTGTAGGGAGTGTCAACCCCCTCACAATGGAAGAGATAGACCATTATCTGTAACTATAGACCATGAGGGCATCCGTTGGCTTTGCCATCATTGTGATAGAAGAGGTGGTAGGAAAAAGGACTTTGGATCTTATATAAGACCTCAACCAAAGAAAGATTATTTCAAGCCTAAGATCTCTAACCAAGATCCCTCTGAAAAGATGTATGAGTTTTTTAAGAGCAGAGGAATAAATAGATCTACAGTTGATGATCTAAAAATTAAGTCTGATAGAAATATGATTGCCTTTAATTATATTGATTCAGATGGATCTGTTTCAAATGTAAAGTATAGAGGAAATAGAAAAACATTTGTCCAGACACCTGGCACCAAACAGATCCTTTACAATTATGACAACATTTATAAGTCTGAGGAAGTTATTTTTGTTGAGGGAGAAATGGATGTTTGTGCTCTGCATGAATGTGGATTTAAGAATGCAACAACTCTGCCCGGTGGTGCACCTAAAGAATTTAAAGGAGATGAGAAAGATAAAAGATTTTTTCCTTTACAAAATAGTCCCTTGCCTAATGCAAAGAAGATCATAATATTTACTGACAATGATGAGCCAGGAAAAGCTTTGCATAAAGAATTAGTTCATAGGTTTGGAAGAGATCTCTGCTGGTTTGTTAAGCCTACAGATGGAGTCAAAGATGCAAATGATCTATTGCAGAAACACGGAAAGCAATCTCTGATAGATCTTATAAAAGATGCTGAGCCATATCCCGTAGAGGGCCTGTTTTCTGTTAGGGATTATTTTAATGATGTCATGGATCTCTATGATGGTAATTATGAAAAGCCATTATCTACCGGAATTGATTGTGTAGATAAGATCTATAAAGTTATGCCCGGAACTTTCCAAGTTGTTACTGGAGTTCCTAACCACGGAAAAAGTTTGCTGCTTGATCAGATCTTATTAAATATGGCAAAAAATCATGGCTGGAAGTTTTGTCTTTTTAGTCCAGAGCATTCTGTATCTATGCATATAAGAAGATTAGTTCAGATGCATCTGCAATTATCTTTTGATCATGGATTTATAAACCGAATGTCTAAGGAGCAACTTACAGAGGGAATGGCTTTTATTCATAAGCATTTCTATTTTATAGAAACCAAAGATCATGTCCCGGATATAGATCTACTTCTTAACATTGGTAAACAAGCAATATTTAAGTTTGGCTGTAAAGCCATGGTCCTGGATCCTTTCAATGAGATTTCCTCTGTTAGATCTAATAATCAAAGAGAGGATGAATGGATCCGGGATTTCATTTCTAAATGTAAGAGGTTTGCCAGAACTCATAATATTGTTTTTTATGTAGTAGCTCATCCAACAAAAATGCCCAGAGAAACAAATGGCAAATATCAGATCCCGGACTCTTACTCAATATCTGGATCTGCTCATTGGTCAAACTTATCTGATGTTATCTTAACTGTTTATAGAGACTTTGAAGAAAAGAATACTCAGCTCATAACTAGAAAGATTAGAGAACAAGATCTATATGGATCTATAGGATCTGCTTTCCTTAAATATGATATGAGTAAAAGATCTTTTGTTGAGTCATTGCATCAGCCTATGGATAACTCTGATGATGATTCTGGATCTGATTATATAGATCTATATGATTAATCAAGATAGAAGTCATTGGCTTGAACTTCCATATCTGTTGCTTTCATTATTGCAATCATATTTTTTTTGGTTGGGATCCTATTCTCCAGAACATATTTTGAGACTGTTCCTTGAGGAATGTAAGTATCCGTTTTTTTTAGAACTTCTTTTAGGAAGTCTCTTTGGCTTAAATTGTTTTGGGTTAGGTAGTCTTGAAGTTTCATATTATTCCTTTTTAGGTTTCCAATTTGGATTGTGAAAGTGTATCATACTTAAATCAAATGAATTTATCAAAGGAGATAAAATGAATAAAATAAGAATGAAGAAGTTAGATTGTCTGGATACATCTTATGAATATCAAGATCCAGAAAGCGGCCTAAAATTTACTATCACATATAACCAGCTCTGGTGGGAACTAAGAATCAAAGGGGACTCAAGATATTGGTATGTTAGATCTGATACACAATCCAAGCTCAGAGATGTAATGCACAAAATATGTTTCTTTAATGATTGGCATCCAGCCATCTTAGAAACAAATCCTAATTATACGGAGATAGTAATATGAAAAAATTCTTAGATATGCCAGTTGAATTTCTTGATCATGTATTCAGCCATTATGGAATCAAACACCTTTCCCCATCATCAATAAATACTTACATCATGGATCCATGTTTATGGTGCCAAAGATATTTACTAGATGTTCCAACAGATCCAAGTCCAGCAATGTTTAGAGGATCAACTGTAGATAATGCAGTTGGTCTTTACTTTGGATCTCATCCAAGTGGGAGACCAAGATCTATAACTCAGATCCAACAAGATGCATTGAAAAGTTTTGATCATTTCAAAGAAGATAAGATCTTTAAGAAAACTTGGGTAGAAGAAGATCACAATGACAAATGGAAAAAAGAAAAAGATCTTATTGCTAGATATATAAAAACAGCAATAGATTTTTATGCAGACTTTGATAGCAAACCATCAGACTATCAAGGAGAAGTTTTTTATGAGATGAAATCATTACCTATTCCAATATATGGAAAGTATGATTTGGCTTATGAGAAAGATGGGATCCTAAGAGACATGAAAACAGTCTCAAGGAAAACATCAGAAAATGCCTTTAGCATTAATAGGCAACTTGCCCTTTACGGAACAGTAACGGGTTTGAATCCTATTGCAGATTACATACTTGTTAATAAGAGCTCTGCTAGTGTTACAAGTGTTGAATGCAACAATGTTGAGGAAAGCTTAGCTGAGCTGGAGAGGGGTGCAATGGCAATAGCCAGATTCCTTTCTTTATCAGATGATAAAAATGATTTGTTGTCTTTACATTTCCCAAACTATGATGACTTTAAATGGTCTGAGTTTAGAAATGATAAAGGCATCAGATCCCTATGGAGAAAATAAAATGAATATTCTAAATGAATTAAAAAAAGAAGATCTTACATTAACGGAGATCTGGAATACATTGTCTATTGTTGAATGCAAACAGTTAGACAAGAAAGGTAATTTTACTTATATGAGTTGGGGGGTATGTTGGCTGATGCTGATGAAATATTATCCCTTTGCTGAGTATGAGTTTTTGCAGACTCAATACTATGATAATGGAACTGCTGAGGTTCATTGCAAAGTGTCTATTGGTAAACATATAAAGCTTATGCATTTACCAGTTATGGATTTCAATAACAACAGCATAAAGAATCCAACCTCAAGGCAAATCAATGATTCTAAAATGAGATGCATGGTCAAATGTATAGCAATGTATGGCTTAGGTCATTACATCTTTTCTAACAAAGAATCTGCATTCTATGGAGAGGATCTTCCAGATCAAAAGAAAGATAAGGAAGAGAAGTCTGTAGTCTCTAACAAATATAGTCTGGTTACACCAGATGGAGAAGATCTTGGGATCTATGTTGGAGAAGATGATCTACTGAGAGAACTCAAGGCAAAGCTTGGAGTCAAAAAAGCAGACCAAACTGAGGAACACAATGAGTTCTTTAGAGCAAATATGCCAACAATAAAACAAGCATTAGATAATGTTTCTCAAGATGACCAGAATCATTCTAAGCTGAATAGACTTGTCGGATTTTATGCTGATATTTGGGCAACTAGAAATGACCAAAAAGAAAGCTAGTAATCTTACTGAATATATCATCCTCTATATGAGAGGGAAAGAATACTGTAAACCTTGGGAGATGAGAGAGTATTTTATAGAAAGATATGGGAAAACATATTCAACTGATTCTATAAATGCTCAGATAAGAGCTCTACGGAGTCCTCAGAACTGTTCTAAGTATGGTTTGCAATCTTTTGGAGATAATGTTCAGAAGAGAAAATTGAAAGGCTCTAATGCCTATGAATATAAATTACTTTTTAAATAAGGAGAAAAAATGAATAGTAAAAAAATATATATACCTCAATTAAGAGGAGCCATTTTCCCAGATGAGGGAGATGTATTAAGAACCGGATCTGTTAAAGCTGTTGAAAAAGCTATGGAGAATGGAGAACCTAAGAAAGATGAAAAGGGGAGAATTGTCTATGATCAACTTGGAGATCCTCAAAGATGTGCAATCATAAAACACAAAAACAGAGATGGAAATTATCAAACATCTTTTGCATTAATCTTGGGACCCGTGTTTGAGAATAGTCCAGATGATGGAACAGATTGGTCTGGACCTATAACACTTCCAGTTCTTCCTGGGAAACCCGGAGAGGAACTTAAGATAGCTGGTTGGTATGCTGATGATAGTGATCATAGTGGATCCAGATTGAATGTAACAATATCAAGAGTGATTGATAAAGATGCATCATCAGATCCTAGACCTACTCCACCACCCATAGATCCAGAAGATAGTCCTTTTTAGGCATGGCAAAAAGGCTGGTAGATGTTGAACATTTGAGGTCTGTTGCAACTCTCTCTTGTTATGTATGTAAAGCAAACGGAGTTCAAGTTCATCATCTACTCAAGCCATCAGATAAAAGGAGAGGGATGTCTCTCCGGAGTGGAGATGATCAAACATTGCCTTTATGTTTCAAGTGCCACTCTGAGCTCCATACAAAATATGGAGATGAAGATAAATTTTTTAAAGACAAAATAGGAGATGAAAATGCCGGAAGAAAAAAAGCTGATGAGCTCTACAAAAGAACTCTCTGGGAAAGAGAACACCCAGAAGATGAATTGCCATTCTGATTGGAAGAATGCAAGAATAAAAGAAATCAATGAAATGGGTTATCTTTGTAATGATGATCATCCATGCTTTGAAGAAGTTATGGAAATCTATAGAACCAATGCTAAGACTCTTGCTGAGTTCAATGAGAGCATATTAAAATCTAAAAGATGAAACCTTTGGTAGTGCTTAGTTTGTTTGATGGAATGTCATGTGGGCAAATTGCATTGGATAGATTGGGCATACCAGTCAAGAAATATTATGCATCTGAGATAGATAAATATGCTATTGAGATTACACAAAAGAATTATCCTAGCACTATCCAGATGGGAGATGTAACCAAGATCAAAAGATCTGATATTCCAGAGGATGTGGATCTGATACAAGCTGGATCTCCTTGTCAAGGATTTTCATTTTCCGGAGATCAGTTGGCTTTTGATGATCCAAGATCTGCATTGTTTTTTGAGTTTATTAGGATCCAAGAAGAGTTCAAGCCAAAGTATTTTTTGTTGGAGAATGTTCCAATGAAAAGAGAGTTTGAAGATGTCATCAGTTACATGACAAAACAATATCCACATACAATAAATGCCAGTTTAGTTTCAGCTCAAAATAGAAAAAGATTATTCTGGACAAACATACCTTTGAAAACTAAACAGCCAGTAGATCAAGGAATAGTCCTTAGAGATATTCTGGAACAAGATCTGGATCCAGAGAAATATAAGATCTCAGATATGTTGATCAACAGAGTATTGAATGAACCAAGA